GGCTTAATTTTTTTACCCAAATGTACGAAAATTAGTATATTTTAAACAGAAAGGAACAAACATGAAACCGGAACGATATCCGTATAGCGGAAAAAGAAAAAACCTTGAAAGACAAGCTGTAAACAGTGTTGACATCAAGGCGAGTGATATTAAATTAGATAGTTCAAGCGTCACATTTAGTGGCGGTAAGATCGTTATTAAAAGCCAGTCCATTACTGGTGTAGATGAACTAAGATAACACAGAAAGAGAGGGGAAACCATGCCGCGAGCAAAAATAAAGGAGGTTGTCTACACGCCAACCGATGGAACGGAAGAACCCACAGGCGGAGATTACAAACACTTATGTCAGCGTTGGGAAGGTCTAACTGTTCACACTGCAAAGCAATTCGCAAAGGAAATGCGAGAAAATCCAGAGTTTGAACAGTATGTGTTTAATCCAACACATAAGCTAGTGTTTATCGATTATGAGGGTTTCCGCAAATTCTGGAGATGGAAGCAACTAAACCGCTATCGGTCTAAAAAAATAAGCCTTGCCGAAATGGAGTCGGACAAGGCACTGGCGAAGCGACTAGGCTTCTAAAAAAATAACTTATCTAAAGTATAACACGAGGGAGAATAAAATGCAATACGAACCAAAAGGAGAAACAAGATGAATAAAAAATTTGAACTCTTATTAGATGACACGATTACCGTTTTTGGTATCAAGCTATTTAGAATCAAAGCCTTAATCAGTTTTGGAAATGTTGAAGAGGGAGAACTAGGCGGTTATGTAGAAAAAGAAAGTAATCTAAGTCATGATTTCAACGCTTGGGTCTATGGTAACGCTTGGGTCTATGGTAACGCTAGGGTCTATGGTGACGCTAGGGTCTATGGTGACGCTGAGGTCTATGGTGACGCTGAGGTCTATGGTAACGCTTGGGTCTATGGTAACGCTTGGGTCTATGGTGACGCTGAGGTCTATGGTAACGCTTGGGTCTATGGTAACGCTTGGGTCTATGGTGACGCTGAGGTCTATGGTAACGCTTGGGTCTCTGGTGACGCTGAGGTCTATGGTAACGCTTGGGTCTATGGTAACGCTTGGGTCTATGGTGACGCTGAGGTCTATGGTAACGCTAGGGTCTATGGTGACGCTGAGGTCTCTGGTGACGCTGAGGTCTATGGTGACGCTGAGGTCTCTGGTGACGCTTGGGTCTATGGTGACGCAGACTACATCGTTTTCAAAAACAACTGGTCTAGTGGAAGATATTTTACTTATACAAAATCAAACAAAATGTGGAGCGTTGGTTGCTTCTATGGAACAGGTCAAGAACTAATCAACAAAGCGTATCAAGACAGCGAAGTGTCAGGTAAACATTATGAGGCGTACGTTGAATTTGTAGAGAAATTAGAAAAATTGGAGAAAGAGAATGACTGAACCACCAATCTTAACACAAATAGCAGGAGCTACATTATGGCTTGCATCATTAGCGTTAATCATGCTGATTTGCTCCATCAAGGAAGAAATTGAACGCCGACGAATCGAGAAACGAAATAGAGAGCTGGAAGCTCAAAACAGAGAATTGCTCATGCGTGAAGCAGAGTACAGAGCACAGCAGATAGCAATGCAAGAAGCAGAGTATGCTTATTACTTACACAAGAAGAATTTCAGCACAGAAGGAATCGAGGTACCATTTCATGGTGATATTCGAGCGAAAGCCGTACAATCCGAAGAGTAGAGAAGCTGAGCTGTTGGACAGAATCGAACAGTTAGAGCGTGAGAAATCGGATTTAGAAGCGGTTATCAGGAAGAACAAGCACGAGATTCTCTGGTTGCAGGGGATGCTGAAACAAAAAGGGGTGACTAAATGATTGAAAATAATCTTGAACCACCTATGGAACAAGAAGAGCGAGACCCTGACCTATGGATATTTAGGGGCGGGCATTGGTTTTATATAGGAGACGAGGAAGAGATATGAGATTTTATGTTAATTCAAAATCAAAATTAATCTACGCACCAGATTACCACGATAAAGTTGGTGATTATACAGCAGATTCAATTCAAATCTACACAAGTAAGTTCACAGAGATTCTGGAAGATGAAATTATTCTAGCGATTAGCGAGGTTTTAAAGCGTTATGAATATGCCATTCCTAAAGAAGTTGTTGGTGAATTGATTGAGGAAAAAAAGAGGCAGAACCGATTCTTGTATGACACAAGCTCTGCGTTGACGGAGGTGGTCAATGAAAATTCTAGCGATTGATCCTGCATCAAACAGGATTGAGACCTCTACAACAGGAATTGTCTTGCTTAACAATGCAAGATTGATTGATAGTTGGGCTGTGTCATATGGAGTTAAGGGGTTTAGACAGTGGTTCGATGATGTGGGTTCAGCGCTTGATCCAGATGTCGTTGTTGTTGAAGAATACAGAGCAAGAGATAATGACAAGTCAAAAGATAATAGCGTGTTAGAAACCATTGCATACATTCAACTTTGTTATCCAGAAGCCATACTTCAATTCAACGCTGGTTATAAATCAGATATTCCAGATGAATTATTAAAAGTTCTTGGGTTATGGAAGTTCGAGAAGACACACCATCAGGATATTCGAGCATCGGCAAGGCTTGGTCTATTCTACGCTCTTAGAAATGATATCGAAGAGGTCGTTAAAGATGTTGGAAAGGTGGTGAGTGAGTATCACAATAAGTCTAAGAAAGTGGCAAGCTGAAGCAGTCAAAAGAAGTGGCCACTTATCGAATGGAATCTTCCTAGAAGCTTTAGGAGGCAGAGGTAAAACTATCTGCGCCTTAGCAATTGCTAAGCATAAAAAAGCCAAGAAGATCATCATCACAAATAATCGACTAGCCATTCTAAATGGTTGGATAGATGCAGTCAAGTTTATGAAGTTTGATAAAGATGTTGAGATTATCATTCAAACTGACAGGTATCTTCAAAATCAAGTTAAGAAAGGTCATAAATTAGCCTGTGACGTGTTGATCGTAGACGAGTGGCAGAATATGTCATCGGATAAACAAGTAGCTTTATATCGCAAAATAAAGCGGAAATACACGATAGGTCTTTCAGCAACTCCAATCAGGAAACGAGGGCAGAATTTCTACCCGTTAGAAAAAACCATCTTCGGTTGGGCAACACCAAACAATAAGTTTGATTGGCTAAAGACTCATGGAAGAATGGTTTATGATCCATTTAGTTACTCTAAGGAGAAATGGGAAGACTTCAGGGATTATGAAAACTATATTTCTAATCTACCTAATTTCTTCCGCTGGGAAGAGATTGAAGAGATTGAGAACGCAGTTGAGAACAACGGTTTCGAAATCAAGTTTTACCCTGTGAAAATCGAATCTGGAAATCCTGATAAACTTGCTGAGTTTAGAAAGTTAAACTTAGTCACTATTAGAGATAATACAGCAATGGCTAAACAGTCATTTGGAAGAATAACCTTTGAGCGTTACCTAAACCAGACAGGTGTTGATGTTGATTTTCCAAAGCTTAAACCAATCAATGCTGATACACCAATGTTGTTACAGCTAGATGAACTGATTGAACGAGCACCACATGACATGCTAATTGTCAGCAAGTCTAAACAGATTGTCAATGTTATCAAAGAACGCCATCCAGAAATTGGTATCTGGACTGGAGATGTAAAAGAAGATACTGACAAAAAAATTGTTGTGGCTACCAGCCAAGTATTAGGGGTTGGTGTTGATGGTCTGCAGCACAAGTACCAAACGATTGTTGTTCTTGATCCAGTTGATAAAGATTCTGGAGAGTACGACGACTATCGACAATTGCTATGGCGAATAACAGGAAGTCGTCAGCAACACGATGTAAATGTAATTGAATTTTATTATACATAAAGGAGAATAGATTTTGTTCAAATTACCAGAAAATAAACCGCAAGTACCAAAAGATACACCACGGAATTATTTCATCTATGGTGAAACCATGAGTGGAAAATCTTATCTAGCGAATGAATTTCCAAATCCGATTGTATTAAATACAGACGGTAATGCAGAAGCGAACAGCGTACCAAGTATCCAGCTTGTGAATGAAAAAGACCAATCTGGGCGGATTACAAATTCCGTTATCAAACAATTAGGAGAAATCCTATTGGCCTTGCAGACACAAAAACACTCATACGAAACAGTTGTTATTGATGTTATCGATGATGTAATTGAAATGATTAAAATTGCAGTCTGCGATGAGTTAACGCCAACTGGAAAACCAAGGTTAAAATCCTTGTCAGAAATCCCTTACGGCAAAGGGTATGATTTCTTCAACCAAGCCATCACGGAATTGGTTATTGATTTAAAAGCCTTACCAATGAACGTTATCTATATTAGCCGTCAGATTTCTGAATACGATGACAACGGTAATGCAACCAAGGATAAACCAAGTCTGAAAGACAAGTATGTGAATCTTATCAACGGTAACTCAGACCTGATGATTCATACTGAGAAGTTTGGGAATAACTACAACCGTATTGTTGACCGTAAGCGGAAGACTTACTATACCGATCAGGTAGATGATAAAGCTATCTTAAAAATATTAACCACAATCCGTGGGGCAGTTGAACCAGCAAAGGTCAAACCTATGCCTAAAAAAGAAGAACTTGCTAAAACAGAAAAAAAGATAGAAGAAACTAAGGTACAAAAAACTTCTGATAAAGAACTATTTTAATTTAAAAAAGGAGAATACAAATGAGTTTATTAGATGTCGCAAAATCAATTAAAAAAGAAGGATTTGATCCACGTAAAGACAGCGCAAATGGCCCTGCACCAATCCCTGCTGGTACTTATCCAGTTGTCTTAAAAAAAGCAACATTCAACATCGCAGAGAGCGGTTGGGAAAGTATCCAATATCAATTTGAAATCCGTGGCGGTGACTACATCGGACGTTCTGAGTTCGCTAGTTTTGGAACATTGGATGAGTGGAACAGTAAGAAGTTAGATTGGGCGTTACAACGTACTGTTAAGTTTTTCCAAAAAGCCATTGTGCTTGCTGGTGATGATGTATACGCTGATGATTTCGAAGACGGTAAGAGTATGGAAGAAGCGTTGAAACGTAAAGCAGTAGGCTCTTATTTCAACCTAGTGATTACCGAAACGGAAAGCAAAGGCAAAAATTATCGCAACTACGACATTGAAGAAGACGAATTACAACCTATGAATCCAGAAGATATCAGCGATGATGGTCTACCTTTCTAAAAAATAAGGAGTTGAGACATGCCGTCAATGAAAGAATACGCTTTGCAGTATCAAAAACTAGGGTTCTCAGTTATTCCAATCAATCCAAAGAACAAAATGCCGTTGGTTGATTTCGCTGATAAACCTCCGATGTCTGCAAGCGAAATTGAAAACTTTTGGGACGGCTTCCCTAACGCCAACATTGCCCTAAAAACAACGAATTTCTTTGTTATTGATATTGATAAGCACGGTAAATCGGACGGTTTTGAATCTCTCAAAAATTGGAAACACCTTGATTTAATCGAGCCAACCTTACAAGCCAAGACAGCAAGTGGTGGTAAGCATCTATTCTACTTTAAGCGAGACGACGAACCCATCACACAAATGATTGGCTTCTTAGCTGGTGTTGATATCAAAGCGCACGAAAACAATTATGTGTTAGTCGCTCCGTCCGCAACGGATAAGGGTCAATATGAATGGGATTTAGAAAAATCAAAGGAAGGCGGTACAATCGTCACCCCTTCCAGAGATTTAATCCGAGCCATCAAGAAACAATACGGTGAAACTCATGGCTACAAGTACGATGGAACAGACGGACTTAGGAACTTAGCTAGGCGTTCCTATCAACGAGATAGAACACAGACGACCGACCTCTTCGAGACCATAGCACTTGGTTTTGGTGATGAGGGTGGACGAAATGACAAGCTTGCAAGCTTCGTAGGTGGGCTGTTGTATCGAGCAGTAGATGATGAAGTAGTTGTTCAATTGGCAAGACTAGCAAATGCAAATAGTCAAAATCCGTTGCCTGAAAAAGAACTAATGCGAACAATTGAAAGTATGATTAAAAAAGATAGGAGGTGAGAGCAATTGGTGATGTAGTAAGTATTAACTCACAAGATAAGATGATTCTGACCGATAAGGGAGCAATCAAGTCAAATAGCCCCTTGAATGTACTTGTATCATTTAAGGCAGATGATCAGCTCAGTATTTATCTAAAGCATAATGACTTCTCACAAGAGCATGAATTGTTAAAGGATATCAAAATAGGAAATACCGTCCTTAAAAAAGGTGAGTTACCTTCTAATTTTGATTCGGTTGTTAAGGTCTATTTTGAAAGCGTCCTTGGTGTTGCTTATTCAAGCCAAGCTATGCTTGACGGTATGGAAACCTTCTTTTCCGAAAGGTCATACAATCCAGTTATTGACTACATGGAACGAGCACAAGAAAAATGGGATGGCAGACAGCGTATTAATCGTATGTTGCAAGTGTATCTAGGCGCAGATGATATCCCTCTTGTTTCAAAAATAGCTCAGATGTGGTTGGTTGGAGCAGTCGCAAAGGTCTATGATCCATACGTTAAGTTTGATTACGTTCTGGATTTAGTTGGTGGTCAAGGTGTCGGGAAGACTTCTCTACTGCAGAAGTTAGGTGGTGACTGGTACACAGATTCGGTAACTGATTTCGCAAACAAGGATAATTACGACATCATGTTAAAGTCTTTGATTGTAAATGATGATGAAATGGTTGCGAGCAATCGCATGTCATTCGCAGAAACAAAAGCTTTTATATCAAAGACAAGTCTTCGATATCGTAAGCCATACATGAAGCGGACAGAAGAGTTTGCTAAGAACTTTATCTTGGCTAGGACAACGAATCAAAAAGAATATCTCAAGGATAAAACAGGGGAGCGCAGGTTCTTGCCTGTGATGGCAAACACGAGCGCACAAGTTAAGCACCCAATGGAAATCGAACCTGAAACAATCGAGCAGATTTGGGGCGAGGCTGTGACAATCTATAAATCTGGTGTTGATTTGATGTTTGATGAAGAAACTGAAGATGAATTAAATATTTATCGTGAGCGGTTTATGTATCGTGATGAAGTCGAATTACAAGTCCTTGAGTATCTGGATATGCCTGTACCTAAGAATTGGCAGAATTGGTCTATTCAACAACAACATCAGTACACGAGTAAGTATTTTGATAACAGTAGCGATTTTGAAGAAGGCTCTAAAAAGCTTATGAAGGTTTCTACCCGTGAGATTATGTATAACTTATTTATGAGAAATTCAAATGATAAAAAATTATCAACAAAAATAAATATGATTATGGATAATCACCCTGATTGGAAAAAAGGTGTCTTCCGCATTGGCGGAAAGAATACAAAAGGATTTGTAAGATTGGAAAATTACGAAAAATCCAATCGGTAGCACTAGAAAAAGTTATCGGTAGCACGGTAGCACTTAATAGTCGTTATCGGTAGCATGCTACCGATAAAACAGTACATCGGTAGCACATCGGTAGCACGCTTAAACCCTTGGTATTACTGGTTTTTATTTAATATTTTTATATAATGCTACCGTTCTACCGTTATTTTTTAAAAAAGTATAAATAATAATAGTAATAATAGAGAAAGCCTATTAAATAAGGATTCTTAAAAATTATTTTTTACTTTTTGTTTTTTATCGGTAGCACGGTAGCACTTTAAAAAAGAGGTGATTTTTAAAACATGAACAACATAAACCGCTTCTACTCAATCATCGAAGAGAGGCAGAGTGAATACAAGAACGTATTTGATTTTCTGCGCACGTTTATTTCAAGTGAAAAAGAAGTAAGTTATATAGGCTCAAGGCTTCGCATTGACAAAAAGTGGGGGCGATTACCTCCCGTCGGTACAATGATTAGGCTAGCGCCTTTATTTGATAAAACATTCTTTGAAACGTGCCTGAGAGAAAAAATGGACTCAGCTAAGATAAGAGACAAGGATGTCGAAGTTGGACAGGAATATTTGTTAAAAATTGATAGCACGCAGAACACGACTGAGGAAGAGCGGTTAAGGAAATTAAAACGCAAACTCAAGCGTGAGATGCACTTGGAAAAATCTTGGGGGATTTAAAGTGAAACTACAAAAATTAATTACAAACGTCCAGCAATGGTCTATAGACCGTGGCTTGGACAAAGCAGACAGCAAGAAGCAGATGTTGAAACTCTATGAAGAATTTGGAGAATTGGCTTCGGGTCTTGCGAAAGGGAATAAAGAGGTCGTTAAAGACTCAATCGGTGATGTGGTCGTAGTGTTGATTATTTTGGCGCAACAGCAAGGTCTTGAAAAGATTAGCGATTTTAATATAATATGCAATCATTTACAGCCAAGTGATCTAATGCCGAAAGCGTCTGAAACAATCGGTCTTATCTCTTTGCGGGCACGACGGACGAAAAATGAAATTGAAGAACCTATCGTGCGCCTGATTTCATATCTGAGAACTATTGCTAAATATGAAAATCTAAAATTTGAAGACTGCTTGTCGCTAGCGTGGAATGAAATCAAAGATCGCAAGGGCAAGCTGATTGACGGAGTGTGGGTGAAGGAAGAGGATTTAAAATGAAAGAAAAATCATACGAACAAGTGCTGGATGAAATGATTGAAGAAGATAAGGTCAATAATCCGAGCCACTACAAGGGCAAGTTCGGCCTTGAAGCTATAGATGTTGTCCGAAACTTTGCAGGCGATTTAACAGCCGTGCAGGGTTTTTACTGGGGCAATGCGATTAAATACTTGCTACGATTCCAAAGCAAGAACGGACTGGAAGACCTAAAAAAAGCCAGAAAGAATCTGGATTGGCTGATTGAGGAGATGGAAAATGAATAAAATAGTTAACGCTCAAATCGATGAAACTTTTTTGGGAAGAGAAGAGCATGGAATTCTGACTTGTTATTTATATTTAAAAGGTAATGGTTTTGGTGTTGGGCTTGGTGGACGAGCACTTGACGGATATGACAAGAGCAAGAAGAAAAGAGTTGCTACGCAAGAAGGTTTTGAATTTATTGATAGAATTATGACTGTTGTTGGCGTCAAAAAATGGGAAGATTTGGTTGGAAAATATGTCAGAATAGAAGTATCAGAAGCAGGATTTGGAAGCGAAGTCACTAAAGTAGGTAATCTTATCAAGGATGATTGGCTTGATTTTGAAAAGTTTTTTGATGATCAAGGGGGAAGGGAATGAATAAACAGGAATTGATTACCATTATTAGAACTGAAGTATTACTAGCCAAATCAAACCCAGAAAGAAATGGGTATATAGCAGGCCTTGAAGAAGCTGTAAATATTATTGAAGGATTCTCAGACGAACCGCAAAAACCAGTCGTACCGCAGTTTGCGGGGGATTGGATTAAGTATTGTAAATTTACTAACGTTAATTTGCAAAACGCTTTGCTTGTTGGTGATGCATATTTTTACAACTACGCAAATCAAAAAGATTTTTCAAAACTAAAAGAATTCTTAGGCACTGAAAATAACCAAGAGACATTCGCCCGTGCATGGCTTGACGGCTACGAGGTCGAGGAAGAGAAGCGGTATGAAGTGATATTGTGCAATGGGCAGTCGTTGAAAACTGTGTACAGACAGGGTGAGAATCGTCTTGATTTTGAAAAGGTGTATGGCGATCTTGAAAGATTTACTAGAAAACAATTGGAAGACGCCAGCTTCGGCTGGGTGTTTGATTGTCCTGGCATTGAGATTGAGGAGGTGGAAGAATGAACCTTAGACAAAAAAGAAAACACTATAATTATTCGTATAGATATTTTATAGCTTGGATAGTTGTTGATGATAAAGTTTCATTCGCTGTATGTCCGAAGAAATTTAAGAAAACACTCAAGCGAAAATTAAAAGTTAATAAAACCTATGACTACGCCGAGTGTTGCAGAAAATTTTTTTACTACGAAGAATATCACGGTGAAATGCCGAAATTTATGAGAAATGAAAGAGGTGCAAGATGATTCCAAAATATAGGGCTTGGGACAAAGAAACAAAACTTCTGGAGGCCAACCATGACTGAGATTAAATTAATATTTTTTATCGCCTCATGCGTAGTATCATTCTACGTAGGAGCTACATTTAATAGACCAGTAGTAACACACAAAGAGGAAATCAACGGTAGGTATCATGTCACAATCAGACATTATGGGAAGTATCTGGTCAACGAAGAGCAGTACAAGAGCCTTAAAATCGGAGACGAGATACCCGAATATTTAAAACGAAAGGAAAATTAAAAATGAACTCGGATAAATTTTTAAATAAGTTTACTTACTTAATCCTGTGCGTATTTGTTGCTGTTGTCTGCTTCGGATTTTATAAACAGTACGAAGCGAATCAAAATCTAAATGATAAAGTGTTTAGGCTGGAACGGCAAAACGCTGAAATCACAGAGCAGATCGACAAGCTCAACAGAACAATCGATGCAGAGATTGCTAAAAATCTAAAAGAAGTGGCGGAGCGTAATAATGTTGGAGGATAAGATAGCACAGCTAGAGCATGCGAAGAAATGCTATTTGAGAGATTTAGAGCCTGAGCACATGGCTATTGTGCAGAGGGATTTTGGTCTGCAAGTAGCATCCAAACGCAGGGATTGGCTGAAGAGGCAGGTTAAAAGGTGTGATGAGGAGATAGGAGGGTTGCGTGAACAAGAAAGATTTAACGATTGAATTTAGCGCAGAGATACTATGGTTGAGGCGTTATTATCACAATCAAATTAAGCAGATGATAGCCGAGAGAAAAAAAGAGCTACGCTATCCGTATAAAGAGACGGATAAGAACGCTGAAATAAAAAGCACAAAGCCAGTCACTCCGCAGGCTCTGAAGATCATCGAGATTGAAGAAACGGATGACGAGCTAAAAAAATTGAACATGTGGCAAGACGCAATCAGCGAGTACGTGAAGAACACAGACGAGAATCTGCTCAGAGCGATTAAAGCTGTATTCGTGCATAAGTCGATGAATATTTCAGGCGCAGGCAGGAAGTATATGTATTACTCTAAAACTACTACGTACAAGTTATTTTATGAGTGGCTAAAAGGCTTATCTCATGCCTTTGTAAGACAAAAATAAAGACGGGCGTTTACCCGTCTTTTAATTGATTATATCTTCTCATTTCAGATAATACATCTTGCGTCTTGACCTTTTCTGCTAGATCACCTTCTTCAATTTCTTCATGAGTATAGTAATAGTCTACGATTGGCTTATAATCCAATGTTTCAAGATAATCACCTCTGATGATGTAGAGATATTCTTCTGTTAAGCCTTCTGCGATATCAGATTCTAGCTCTTTGATTAAATCGTTGTAATCATAACTAAAATGATAATTGCCTTCATCAATCCAATTCTGGATTTTAATAACAGTATCAAGCGTGAGATTGCCTATTTTACGTTCTCCGTTTCTAATTCGAGTGACGGCAGAACGATTGATTCCAATTTCTTTCTCCAAAAAATGAGCAGGGATGGCCTTGTTCATCAAGACCATCTCTACTTGTGATGTGTTAATTTTCATCAAACCACCTCAAAATTAAACGTTATATGCACGACCTACGACTTCAAACGTTGATCCATCTGCTTTGTCATCTTTAATATCTGAAATTAGTTGATCTTCATATCTAAAACCATGTTCTAAATAGTAATAAGTAACGACTGCAAGAGCTTCTTCATGAGAAATGCTTTCAAGATATTCAGCAATGACTTTCAATCCGTCGCCATAATAATTAGATTTACGATCTTTATCTGAAATGCGGTTTGCAAGCTCTTCTTCTGGATCAAATTCTTCTGGTGTGTAATTTAACATTTCAAGAAGGTTCTTGTAGTCTTCTTCTTGAAGAATTTCGTTAAACATTTTATCGAAAAACTCGCTCATTGTGTCGTTTTCTTCGGCTTCTTTGTATTGTTCGTTGTAGTTTTGCTCAAGATACATATCTTCATAGTATGAAACATCTGTTGAGCCTTCTTCTATTAGTTGGTTAGTAACTGTTGCATAAACATCTTTGTAAGTATCTGCTATTTCGTAGTATTTATTTTCAACTTGAATATTAGCGAGTTTTTCTTCCGCTACTTCGATATAAAATTTTTTCATTTTTGTTTTACCTTGCCGATTTTATCGGCCCTTCCTTTATCTTGATTATAGTATAGCGTATCTGTTGACGTATGTCAACACTTTTTATTAATTTTTTTAAAAAAATTTAAATCAAGGAAATTCGATTAATAAAATTTGATACATATATTATATGAGAGAGATAGATACATCATCTAAACAATCTATATATGATACTTTCTATAATACGAGAGCATGGCAGAGACTACGCAGACAAGCAATCGAGAGAGATAAAAATGAGTGTGTCTTCTGCAAGCGAGCGGGCAGACTCACGACTAAGAGACTTGAAGTCGATCACATTAAGCAGGTCAAGGATCATCCTGAGCTTGCTTGGGATCTCGATAACCTGCGTACTCTTTGTCACGATTGTCACGACAAGAGACATAATCGATATCAATCAACAATTAAATTTGATGACGAGACGTTCAATTGGTAGGTTTACACGATTTTTAAAATCCGTACGATATACCCCCCCGTTCGTATAACGTACGTTTTTTTGGAAAATCTGTAAACCGTCGGATGCTTAACTAACCAAAAACACACGTCATTTTAGACATTTGGGGGTCTAAAATTTCAAAAACACGAACATTAGCTGTAAACCTAGGAGGATTCATACGGAATGGCAAAGACAAGAAAACAGCAAAAAATGAAGGAATTAGAGGCGGAATTACGGTCTCTGATTGATGAAAATAACGCTATCGAAGTCGAGAAAGTAGATAGATACTTGAACTTGGTAGGTATTTTTTATGAACTAGATAAATCCATCAAAAAAGAAGGCGTTATGGTGTTGACCAAAAACGCAAGCCAGACATTTTTAAAAGAAAATCCAGCAGTCACCAGCAAAACAAAAGTGAACGCTTCTCTAATCAAGCTGGATTCATTCTTTGATAAAAAACGTGAAGAACTTGTGGCCAAACAAGCTAAAAGTAACGACATTGACGAGGACGACTTCGTTTGATACAAAAATACGTAGATGCATACGTAGATGATTTTAAGTCTGGCAGAATTGATGTAAATGAGGAGCGCAAAGAATTATTTGAATATATTGAGCGTGAGATAGAACCAAGGATAATAAGCGGTGAGATTTACTTTGACGAGAAGAAGATAGAAGATTGCATTGGTTATATCGAGAAGTGGTTCTTCAAGTTAGAGCCTTTTCAGAAGTTCTTGATACCATTTATCTTTTTGTTCTTCAAGGAAAATGGCTTGATAGTTTTTCGTAAGTTTTTGTACATGATGGCTCGTGGTGGAGGGAAGAACGGACTCATTTCTGGAATCTGTAGCTTCCTGTTAACGCCTATGCATGGGATAAAGAATTACAATATCTCTATCGTAGCTAATAGCGAAGACCAAGCGAAGACAAGTTTTCATGAAATTTATTCAATCATTGAGGAACATGAGAAACTCAAGAAGTTGTTTTATCCAACAAAGTCTGAAATCCTAAATAAGCAGACGAAGAGTGTTATTAAATATCGCACATCAAACGGGAACACCAAAGATGGTCTACGTGATGGCGCAGTTATCTTCGATGAAATCCACCAGTATGAAAGTAATAAGGATGTTCGGGTTCACTTATCTGGTCTAGGTAAGGTTGCAAACCCTAGAGAATTCTATATCGGTACAGATGGTTACGTTCGAGAAGGCTTTATTGATAAGATGAAAGAGAAGGCTAAGAATGTTTTGTCTGGCAAAGCTAGATGGAGCTCACTATTTCCTTTTATCTGCAAAATAGATACCATTGAACAGGTGGACGATAAGACTAAGTGGCAACTTGCACAACCAATGTTCCACGAGCCGATGAGTGCTTATGCTGCGAACTTATTTGAAACAGTTCTGGAACAGTATGAGGATTTACAAGACGACCCTTCAAACCGTGAAGAGTTCCTTACAAAGCGTATGGACTTTCCTATTGTGGACACAGAAAGAAGCGTGGCTACGTATAAGGAATTAGTAGCAACTAAACGATGGTCTGAACCATATGAAGGGCAGAAGTGTATAGGCGGTTTTGACTATGCTTCTACTCGTGACTTTGCAGCAGTCGGTCTATTGTTCAAGAGTGGAGATGACTACGTGTGGAAAACTCATTCTTTCGTCCGCAAAGGGTTTGTAGATGCAACATACGGATATAGCAGGCCAAAAGATACTATCAATGGAAAGCGCCAATTCGCCCCCATCAAACTGTGGGAAGAAAAAGGTTGGTTAACTGTGGTTGATACCCCTACCATAGACCCCCGACTAATTGTTAATTGGTTTGTGGAGCAAAGAGATCTATATGCCTTTGACATAGACACTATCTTAGGCGACTACTTCCGTATGGATTTACTACGTCCTCTGTTCCTTGATGCAGGGTTTGAACAAGTGATCCGTGAAGCTGACAGAGAAAGAATCCCGTCAGGTTATCGACTGGAGGTTATCCGCAACCCTAGAGCAGTAGATAGCTTGCTTGCTCCTAGAGTGGAGAATGGTTTTGCTAGTCATAAGATATTGTTTGGTGAAAATGATATGATGCGCTGGTATACTAATAACGTCCTACGACATTTGAAATCGGATGGCAATGTTGAATATATCAAGAAAGAAGATGTCAGACGGAAGATAGACGGATTTAAAGCTTTTCTATGTGCAATGTATCGTGTTGATGAATTGAATGAGCCTAGCTATGCGTTCGATGAATTCTACGATGATATCATGGAGTGGTACGGTTAGAGGAAATTTTTAAGTTTTATTTTAATATAATAGATTTAAAGTAGGAGTAAGGAAGGCTAGACAGCACCACCTGCTAAAACGGTTTACCTCATTTCAATTTCATGTCTAGGCCCTGCGGTTCGATTCCGCTAACTCCTATTGATAGTCCTTGGCTACCATCGGGGCTATCAGTCTTTTTCGGTTCGTAAGAATCTCCTTTATTTTTGGGACGCTTTCGGGCGTCTTTTTTAACGTAACAGAAAGTGTTGCAACAACGGAAATTACAATGTTTTATTGAGATAAAATAGTATTGTGGACATGGAAGGGCGAAGAGCACCTTCCTTTTTTTATTACCACTAGGAAGGAGGAGACTATGGGGATAATCAATTATATTTTTAATCGTGGCAAGCAAAGAGTTTCCTATGATTTCGACGGGCTGTTTGAGAACATTCAGCAGAACGCCATGAAGTCTATAGCGTTAGAAACTTGTGCAAACTATATCGCACGCACCTTTTCTAAATCGTCCTTCCTATTCGACGGTAATTCTAAAGACAAAACTGAACATTGGAGCTATCGCTTTAATAATCTTGCTAATCCGAATCAAACAGCTACCGAGTTTTGGTCTAGCTTTATTAAGACGCTTATTCAAAACGGTGAAGCTCTAGCTTATATCAACAGTAACCATGAAATGTTCGTTGCTGATAGTTACGTGCGCAATCATCAGATGACTGGTGATACGTTCAATATCACGGTGATCCAAAATATCCCAGTCAATATCGACGCTAGCAGAGAAGAAGTGCTCTTCGTAGAGGTCGAAAATGACGATTTAAAGGCGTTTGTTAACGACCTGTGGGAAGATTACGGAACAGTTCTTGGAAAGCTACTACAGAGCCAGAAAACGGCAAATCAACTACGTTTCCACATGGAGATACCAAGAGACAGCGTAAGAGAACGTGCTAGAGAGCTAGCGAATAGATCAGAAGCAACTGGTGATGATAAGACTAACAAGAAAGATAACTTCGTAACAGCAGTTAAGAAGAAATTAGAAAACGATTCTGTTGTTCCTATCATCTTACCAAACGGTGCGAAGTATGAGGAGTATCGCTCACAAACAAGTTCTAAGGTTTCATATATTGAAGATATTGCAAAAATGAAAATGCAATACATCAACGATGTGGCTGATATCCTTGGTATTCCTAACGGACTAATTCATGGAGACTTAGCCGACAACCAAAAGAACTACGACACGTACATCACTACCGTTATTGAACCTCTGGCTAAGAAGATTGCTTCAGCAATGACACATATCGTCTTCACTAGAGCAGAGGTAACAAGGGGCAACAATATCCGTTTGGTCGGTTTTAAAAACTACGACCTTTTTTCTTTGTCTTCTAGTATCGATAAACTGCTTAGCTCTGGTTCGTTCACAAGAAACGAAATCAGGCAGGAACTTGGATATAAAACAGTTGAAGGCGGTGATAAATTCTTGCTCACGAAAAATTATATGGAGTTAGACTCCATAGGAAAGGAGAATAATGAAGAAACTCGAAATTAACGGTGTCATTGTAAATGACAACGATAAATCAGTTTATGAATGGTTTGAGATGAGCGCTACATGTCCGAAAGATGTCAAGGATTTCTTGGCGACATTAGACGGTTCTGAACCTATTCAAGTGGCTATTAATTCTCAAGGTGGTTCTGTTTTCGCAGGTAGTGAAATCTACACGCTCCTTAAATCTTACCAAGGGGAAGTAGAAGTCGTGGTAACAGGTCTTGCTGCAAGTATTGCCAGTGTCATCATGATGGCTGGAGACAAAATCAAAATGTCTCCTACAGCACAAGTCATGATCCACAACGCAAGCATGGTCGCACAAGGTGACTACCGAGATTTATCTCACGCAAGTGAAGTGATCGAAAACACTTCAGTATCTCTTGCCGACCTTTACCAGCGCAAGACTGGAAAACCTATTGAAGAAGTACGGGAGCTAATGGATAAAGAGACATTCTTTACCGCTGAACGTGCTTTGGCAATCGGCCTAGTAGATGAAATCCTATTCATGGAATCAGCACCAGCCGTTGTCGCTTCCTTCGGTGCTATTTTCCCGCAGGATAAAATCATGGAACTAAAAGCAAGTATGGAGCAAAGAGAACAACTCAATATCCTACTTGTCCGCATTGAGGCTTTAGAGTCTAAACTAGAGAAATTTGAAAAACCTTCAACTCCGAAGGCAGAAGAGAAAGCTGTGCAACATGATGTACTAGCTGACTATTTATTTTTTTAAAGAAAGGACTATCCAATAAATGACAATTAATATTACAAAACTACCACGCTATCAAGAAGCAGTGGCAAAATTCACAGAATCTGTTGGAAACAATGTTGATTCTGAACAGCGTAACGAACTATATGCAGCAGCTATGTCAACACTGGGAGAAGAACTCCTTGAAGTTGTATCAGAAGCAAGCAAGAAAGAAGCAGAAGAACTCTTTAACACATTCCAAAAGAATCCTAAGATGTCTGCTAATGAAATTAAATTCTTCAATGAGATCAACAAGAATGTCGGAACTAAGAACGGAGCGCTTCTCCCAGAAGAAACAGTTAATCAAGTGTTCGATGAATTGGTTTCAGAACATCTATTGCTTTCTATCATCAATTTCAAGAACGCTGGAGCACGTTTGAAAGCTATTGCTGTTAAAACAGAAACTGGTACTGCACACTGGGGCAAAATCAGTGATGAAATCAAAGGGCAGCTTGACGCTACTTTTGAAGAAAAAGGCTTCGAGCAAAACAAACTTACTGCATTTGTAGTAATTCCTAAAGATGCGTTGAAGTTTGGCGTTACTTGGTTGAAACAATTCGTCATGGAGCAAATCAAAGAAGCTATATCAGTAGCTCTTGAAGACGCTATCGTAAATGGAAATGGCGACTCTAAACCTGTAGGGCTTATCAAAGACCTTTCTAAAGGTACTGTACAAAGTGATAAAATTGTTTACAGCACAGACAAAGAATCACTCGCTAGTCTTGCAACATTGGCTCCTGAAACCGCTCCTAAACTTTTTGCACCAGTCATGAAACACCTTTCTATGTCAGAGAAGGGAAACTCCTTAAAAATAGCAGGTCAAACTTATTTGCTTGTGAATTCTACTGATTACTATGGATTGCTTGCACAATTCACTAACTTGAACGCTCAAGGTGTTTACACAGCAGTTCTTCCATTCGGTATCCAGTTGGCTGAATGTAAAGCCCTTGCTTCTGGTAAAGCAATTGCCTTTGTAGCAAACCGCTATGATGCATATATCGGTGGCGGTGTAGCGTTGGAAGAATTCGACCAAACATTGGCTATCGACGACTTGCAATTGGTTACTGCTAAGTCTTACTGGTACGGTAAAGCGAAAGACAACAACGTTTCAGCACTCCTTACACTTGCGGGTGGATAAGAAAGGAGTAGCCTATGAAGGTTAGAGTATTAAAAGGTTTTGAAGACTTCGATGCAGGCGTTATCCGTCAAGCAGGAGAAGTCTTTGAAGCTACCAAGGTACGCTTTAAAGCGCTACACAGCGCCCTACCAATGGACTTTGTAGAAGAAGCGGAAGAAGAAACAGAGGAGTAAAAGAAGCATGGCTATTGATACGACTGAATTTGTAGAAAAAAATCTACAAGCGTTCAAAGAACGTATGCGCATTACAAGCGAAGATGAAGATGAACGCTTAAAGAGAATGTTAACCTCTAGTATCGTAGCCACTACTTCACTTGTCGGAGCAACTGAACTTGATGAAATGCTGACAGAGTTAACCTTTGAACGTGCTAGATATGTCTACCACGACGCATTAGATGAATTTCAAAAGAACTACGCAGATGAAATTGAACTACAGACCTTCCTCAATTCACTGAAGGAGGGATGATATGCTAAGAAAAAAATCTATTAAAGATGAAAAGGTAGACAACGGAAAGCTAAATACAATGGTTATCTTCTCATCGGCAAAACCAAAAGGAAGATTGCCTAACCAAGCACAAGAACATAAAGAATTGTTCAAGGCTTGGGCAGAAGTCTATAACCCGTCACTAAAAGATATCGAGATTATGAGAGGTAAAGGAATTCAACGTGCGGTAACAATCGTTATAAGAAATCCTTTAGACTCTTATTTACCAAAGAACAGCCACTTTGTAACCATCAAGGACAAGGCTTATGAAGGTCTTTGGGGAATTGAAGATATCCGCCCTAGTGATCGATACATCACATTGCTGTTGAAAGGAGATTTCAATGGAACGGTGGGGAATTAGTGTTGAAGGAGTAGATGAAGTTCTTAGAAACCTAAACAACAAACTTGGTTCTGGAAGAAGAAACCGCATTAGCCGTGAAGCGATCAATTACGCTGCAGAATTCGCTGAGAATGACCTGAAAGAAGTGACCGGTACATTCCAGCGGACGGGAAGAACAACACAAGAGACGACTCACTCAGAGGCTAGAAAGATAGGCGGTGAAATCTTCCAAGCGAAAGTTGGTTGGGGAGCTGGTTCGCGTTGGCGACTAGAACACTTGAACGAGTTTGGATTTACTAAGTATGGTAAAACCTACCCTCCTAACGGAAATATCCGAGGGTTTGGAAAGCTAAGGCAGTATGCAGAAGCACAGCAGGCTCCTTTTGCTGAACGCATGCGTGAGAAATTGGAGGAATTGGCTAGATGAAGAACATGGGAGACGTTATCTGTGACGCATTGGAAAAGCTAAACTTAGAAGATGTGTATATCGGTATGTTTCAGCGCCCAGAAAGTCTAGCAGGAAACGCAAGCAGTATTGTTTTGATTGCATTAAATCCTCCTAGTCAGAGCGCATTTGCAAGCGACAAGTTCTTGCAAAGACATTTTACTTATCAGATTAACGTAGAAAGTAGTGACTACTACGAGACAAAGAGGCTAGCTAGAGAAGTTGAGAAAGTTTTGTTGGATTTAAACTTCTTTCAACAATCTGGTAGCTTAGACGAATACTTTGAGGGAACGAAGCGGTATGTTGACGCAAGAACTTACCGTGGTTCAGCTCAACTCTATGATATTGAATATTGAAAGGAATTAATTAAATGACATTAGTTGGTTTTAAACGTGCGACTATCCGTGTGTTTGGTGGTACTCCAGATACACCAACACCTGGAACAAACGTATTTAAAGTTGAAGGTAAGCAAGGAGAAGGTGCTACACAAACAGCAAACATCACTGGTTTGTCTTCTGACCCAGTGAAAGCCTTCGGTTCAGACTTGGCTTACTACGTAGCAAACAAAGGTGTAGGTGATGTAAAGGTTGATATTACATTACTTGATCTTTTGGAAAAAGCAGTAAACAAAATCCTCGGATACAAAGAAAAGAATGGTTTGGTATACATCGGTGACGATACAGAACCTCCATACTGCTCTTTGCTTCTGGAATCTGAAACTCTCGCTGGTGAGAAAGCTTACATCGGTTTCTTCAAAGGTCAGTTCTCTGCAGCAGATATTGACATGAAGACTAAGAAAGGTTCACAAGAAGAGCCAGACGGCGATAAGTTCAAGTTCTCTTCTATCGCTTCTGACGCTGATGAAACTAAAGGCTCTTATGTTGTGAAGTACATTGGTAAAGAAGAAGAGAAAATCAAAGAGTTGAAGAAACAACTTGGTATTGAATCTGCTTAATAGCACAAGATGGGGCAACCCATCTTTTTTTTTAGAAAGGAATTGAAATGACAAAATTAAAGTTGACCTTACGAGACAAAAACGATGATAAGGTAACGTATGAACAAGACAAAGTACCTGCACGCAAGGTATTAGAATTTTGGGATTTACAAGCAAAGCTAGAAAGCGGTGAAACTTATTCCCCTAAAGATTATCTGATGGACAGAATTGAGTTTTGTGCTTCTTTATTCTCAGCTAAGAAGGTGACAGCAAAAGCTATCCTTGATGGATTGAATGCATGGGAACTTGAAGAGACTGTAGACGATATCATCTTAACAGCTATTGGAGTGAGAAAAGAAGAAGACCCAAAGCTACAGGAGTTAGCCCGTCAGATGGCAGAGAAAGATTCCTCAAACTAGTTAAAAGCCTTGTCGCAAACGGTAGCGGATTTACAATCAATGACATTATGGAAACGGACTTTGAAACCCTCATAGCCGTATTAAATACAGATATTGAGGAAGAAGAGAAAGAAGAAGTCATGTCATTGGAAGACTTTATAAAGAGCACAGGAGGTGGTTAAGATAGCAACACCATTAGGAAATATGGTTGTCCACCTTGGCTTGGACAATTCTGGTTTTGCTCAAAAGCTAACAGAATCAAGTAACAGTCTAAAGTCCTTTCAACGTAGTATCGCAACGTATGACAGGCAACTCCGAACCAGTGATGCACATATCAAGTATGCCAAGAATGGCGCTGAGGCTTTCAGGGCCTATGGCGATAAGATAAACACTTTAAAAGGTGCTATCCAGCAACAATCGCTTTATCAGAATAAATTAGCTCAAGACTTTGAAAGAAGTAAAACCGCAACGGGAGAATTGACAGATCAGTCCTACAGATTGGCTAAAAGCTACCAAGAAGGACAAGCGAAGTTAGTTGCTTACCGAGGGGAACTTGCTAATGCTATCAAAGAACAGTATTCACAGCACAGTGTTATTGCACGAGCAGGGCAAGGGTTAACTAATATTAGCCAAGGTCTAGGGAGAATTAGTTCGGCTACAAGGGGTATGTCTGCTGCTTTAACAATTGGTTTTGGTGCAGCAGTCAAAAGTGCAGCAGAGTTTGAAAATGGCATGATGACCATTCAAGCCTTGATTGCGGATGATGTACCAGCTACTAAGCTGACTGGTGTCATGACGCAGTTGAGCGATTCTGTTAAGAAGTACGCAACCGAGTATGGCTTGTCTACTGATGTAGTCATTGAAGGTATGACAGAAATGATCCGTAGGGGTTACGATACCAATCAAACAATGGCGGCAATGCCTCACGTATTGGAAGCAAGTAAAGCTTCTGGTGAACACTTCGGTACAGTAATGCACGCAACTACAGCAATTCTTGAACAGTTTAACCTGAAGGCGGAAGACACTCAACGAGTGACGGACAGTTTGACGTTCGTAGCCAATAAGACCGCAGCGGATTTCTCTAGCATAGGTGTGGCTATGGAGTATGTCGGCCCGATGGCGGCAACCGCAGGTATCTCTTTAGAAGAAACTGCAGCGGCAGTCGGTTTGCTTTCTCAACGTGGTATCGAAGGTGAAAAGGCTGGTACAAACTTACGTAACGTACTGACAGCCTTGGTTAAGCCAACTAAATCACAGAAAGCTGCATTTGATGAACTAGGTATCTCTGTTGAAGAATTTAGGGCAGGAAATCTCACTCTTGCAGATGTCTTAGATTTGGCACGCAAGAACACTGAAGGTCTAACTGGTGCACAAAAAGCAGCGCTTTTTTCTCAAGCAGTAGGTAAAACAGGGCAAGCAGGTTTCAATGCTTTGATCGCACAAGGTGGAGACGCTTTGCGTAATCTGACCAAAGAAACCGAAAACGCCCACGGCGCAACCAAGCGCATGGCTGAAACGATGATGCAGTCATCACAAAACCAATTGGCGAAAGCTAAAGCAGAGTTTGAAGTATTAGGTATTGAAATTGGTTCTAAGTTATTACCAATCATTAATGACTTCCTAAAAGAAGGGATAAAGGTAATTGATTGGTTTAAGGAACTATCACCAGAGACTCAAACGATGATTGTTAAGTTTGGCCTTGCAGCAGCAGCAGTCAGTCCGTTCACAGGAGTTCTTAGCTTATTAACTGGAGCACTTGGAAAAACACTAACTGGTGTAGCTAGTCTCACAGGTGGTATAAAAGCAACCATTGAAACTTTCAAAGCTACCAAGGATATAACATCAATTACTTCTTCTATTGCAAGTGTTGGAAGTTCTGCTTCAACTGCTGCAGAAAGTGTGGGAGGTTTAGCAAGCAAAGGTTCACTACTAACAGCTTTGTTCAATCCAACAAGCGCCGTCATTGCTGGTGTAGCTCTCTTAGCAGGTGGATTAGCTTATTTGAGTTATCAACAGGACAAAGCTAGAGAAGCTACAGAGGAGTTTGGTGTTGCGGTTAGCGATACAGAACGAAGAGAACTTAGACAATTTAAGAATACGGTTGATGAATCCAAGAACGCCATCAATGATTTTGTGAATCAAGCTGACGGTGTTGAAAAGGTAAGCAAAGCCTTTAAGAATATGTACGACAGTATTGTTAAGTCTGCAGCAGAAGCTGATGCCAAGGTTTCAAAATTATCCAAGAAATGGGGATTGAGTGAAGAGCAAGTAGAGAATGCTAGAAAACATAACCAAGCAGTTGTGGATAACACATCGGCCATGATGAATCAGGTAAATGAGATTTACCAACGACACAACGGTGATGTGAGCAAGTTCTCAGCAGAAGAAAAAGAAATTGTTTTGAATGCTCAGAACGAAATGATCAAAGCTAAGTTAGATGTTATGCATCTTTCCAAGAAGAAGCAAGCAGCAATCCTAACAGCTTTGAACGGAGAAATCTATCAACTCAACGAGACGCAACTTAAACAAAGTAAGGCTTCACTAGAAGAAGCTATGAAAGCTGAGAATAAGTATTATCAGAAATCTAAAGAAGAACTTAAATTCCTTTTGGAAGAAAAAGCTCTTACGCAGAAAGAATATAATACAAAACTAGCAACTTTGGAAAGTGAACACTCTTCTACTATGGAACGTATCGGTAAGAAGTATTACGAAGTCATGCAGGCTTTAGATGGAAAGCTTAAAGCTAGAACAGGACAAAGTTGGAACTATTGGGAAGAGGCCAAGAAGACGTTAGAAGAATACGGACTTTCTTATGAAGAAATTGGTAAGAAGGCATCGGAGGCATCTTCTAAGGTTGGTAATTCCCACAGCATGTTAGCTAAGTATACAAAAGATATGTCTCAAAGTACAAGAGAAGCTAACGACGCTTGGTCTCTCTTGGTTGGTAACATTGATAAGAACGGTACATTTACTGTTAAATCAAATGTAAAAGAAGTGATTGGAGAAGCTACTAAATCTGCAGAGGGTTGGGAGAAGTTCAAGTTCATTGCAAAAAACGCAAACATTACCACAAATGCTAGAGCAACAATAGCGGAAGCGTTAGTCGAATCTGGCAAATGGAATGAAATGACCCCTGAAGAGAAGAAGCTGATAGTAGATGGCAAGTCTGGACTGCAAGCTATCTTCGATAGTGAAAGTCACTTGAAGACTTGGAACAGCATGCCTGCCGAAGTTAAACAATTATTGATGGATAACAAGGAAGTTATGAGCAAAGCTTCTCTTGCCAAGGCTGCATTGGATAATTGGAATTTATTAACTCCACAACAAAAAGAGTTGGTCGCAAAAGATACTGAAGTTCGCAATGCTGTTAATCGGTCTACACAAACGCTTACTGAATGGGATGCAACAAATCCGTTCCCTAAAGATTTAAAAGTGAATCCAGAGAATGGGATATTAAATACACAACTAACTATTGACAAACTCGCACAGTGGAATGGAACGCCAGCGGATGTAAAACAAATTAAAGCTGATCCAAGCTCCGCTGTTGAAGGTTCTGCAATAGGTGTAGGCGCTCTTGGCGCATACAACTCCTTTGATGTTCCAACTAAACCTATTACAGCAGATGCTTCAAACGCAACCTCTCAAGGTCAATTGGCCATCAATAAACAGAGTGAATGGAACGCTCTAGGTAGTCCAACTAAGCCTATTACTGCTGATTCATCTAATGCACTTAACGCTGGACAGTCAGCCATTAATAAGCAAAGTGAGTGGAATGCATTGGGCAGTCCAACCAAACCAATTACAGCAGACGCTTCAAGCGCTATTGATGCTGCAGGAAGAGCGGATTATGGTATCCGTTCTATCCCAACCTTCTGGCACACAACCATCACGGCTACAGAAGTAGTGAATAGGGTTGTGAATAGTGTCGGTCGTCTGTTTGGTTATGAACGAGGTACAAACTACCACAAGGGCGGTATGGCTGTAGTCAATGACGAGAGCGGGCCTTTGTATCGTGAGTTGGTAACATTACCAAGTGGTGAAGCGTTTATTCCTGAAGGGCGTAATGTTATGTTGTCACTACCACGAGGTTCTAAAGTCTTACGGGCTAGTATGACGAAGAAGTTATTTCCTCACTACAAAGACGGTATTGGCTATGAGAAATTCTCTGAGAACTCTCCATTCTTCCAGAAGATAAATTCTGTTAGAACAACAACTGTTACAACAAATAACAATCAGTCTTCTGACTCTGAAAGCTTTGAAAAAATTATGGCTAAGTTCTCCGATATGCAAGCTCAGATGTTGGGCAAGGTAATTGAATTACTTGAGCGTAAAGGAAATCAGAAAGTCATTATCAATCAAAGAGAGTTCGGTCAGTTAGTAGAAGACATCACGCACACGCAACAAAGCCGATCACGGCTTAACTACTATTATTGATAGGAGGTTTTAATGGTAGCAGTATACAGTAGTAAGGCTAAAATTAAGCCTTCTGACAATATCACACTAAATGGCGTTGACCTGATGGATGCAATCCCTCAGTATCGCCAAGTAAAAGTATCAGGCCGAGGTTTGGTTGGTCGTGAAGTTAACACAACAACCATTCCTGCACGGGCTGGTGTCAGGGTTAATTCCTTGCAAGAAAAGCCGATCGAGCTTGAAGTAGAATATATCCTAGATTGCAATAACAATGAGGAGCTAAGAGGAGCGTTTGAGAAGCTGAACAAGATTCTTAAAAAAGATGATGTTCTCACCATTCGTTTTGCGGATACTCAAGGCTATAGCTACCAAGGGCATTTCACAAATGCGGGTAGTATCTCTCAAACAAATTACTTAGCACAAGGTAGTTTTACTTTGCTTGTTCCGTACCCATACATGCAGTCTGACAAGCAATCTTCAACTACAGGTCTTGTTCAATTAACACATGCTTCAATGGTTCTCCCTACAAAAATAGAAGCGACGGTTTCTGTTAATGCGAATGAAATCACAATTCAAACTGGCTACAACGTCATTAGGTTTAAAGGGAATTACTTGGCAGGTAACAGACTAAAAATAGAGTGGTTAGAAAACGAAATCTCTATCATGTATGACGGTAGATCAATCTTAACTGAACTGGCTAGATTGTCTGATCCTGAGAATTTTTTTCTACGAGACGGAACGAGGGTGACTGGTAAAAACATGGTAATTACATTGGTTGAATGGAGGGATGAGAAACAGTGATTTATTTATTCAATCATAAGGAAGAACTGATACGTATCGTCCCAAAGTCAGCTCTTATCTCTGTTAAACATTCCGAGACCTTAACAGATACGCATTATGTTTCTGACCGTCTTGAAGTTGAGATGGAGGACATTCCAGATGATGTCCTTTCTGAGTCCGCTTATGTAGCTATTCAAAAGGAAGACGCATATTACAAGTACCATTTATTCTTTATTGCTAATGTTCAAACATACGACCATATAATTCATTTAGATTGTGTCCAATCTGGTATAGAAGAACTGCGAAAGAGTTATGTAGAAGATAGTAGAATCACTCAAGTTACGGCTGTGCAGGCTGCTGAGTATTTGCTACAAAATACAAACTGGCAGTTGCGCTACAAACCAGAGACGGAACAAAAGAACTTGACCTTTTATTTCCTATCTGTTTTTGACGGTCTGCTCCGTGTGTGTGACAAGTTCAATCTTGAAATGCAATTCTTCGTTGAAATCAGTTTGAACAGAATCGGCGCACGGTACATCGATTTAAAGAAACGCATAGGAGATCGAACTGGTCAACGTGTAACCTATGGCCATAACGCCTTAAAGATTATCAAGGAAGAAGAACGAGCAGAGTTTTACACAGCCGTTATCGGTCTTGGTAACTCTGAGATTGTTTCTGTCCCAGAAGCAAATGATGACAGAAGGAACGGATACAGTCGTAAAAATAACTTCAAGGATTTAGTATGGACAAAACCACAGAATCCTTTGAACAAACCTAAAGGTATTCCTTACTTAGAGCTTGCAGAACTTACTGAGAAGTACGGTATCAAATCAGATACGGGTATGAGGCCAAGGATTGGTAAGGTTGATTTTGATACAGACGACCCTAACGAACTGATCCAAATGACTTATGATTACCTCATAGCAAACGCTCACCCTAAAGTGACTTTCTCTACTACAACGGCATACCTGAAAGGTGAAATCGGTGATACCGTCCGTGTTGTTCGTCCAGATATGAACATCGACTATGAGACACGTATCTTTGAAATCAAACGAGAGAAACTTTCAAATGAAGTTATTGAGATTAAGCTAGGCGATCAGATAAACCAATCTGACGGTCTGAAAGAATTACAGCAAAGCCAATCTGAAACAGACCTTCAAAACTCCACGGCTGAGCTTTCTAAAAAGAGAGCGCTAGACTACCTAGATGGTGCAGGAGGATTTAACCGTAACTGGTACAGGAGCGAAGACCCCCCTACTGATAAAGTGAAAGTCGGCGACTTGTGGTACAAACCAGACCCAGACCATGAAGGCTACCACATCATGTATACATGGGATGGCGAACATTGGATTGAATTGGTAAGAACCTTTGGAAACAAATGGGCTGACCAGATTAAAGACGACTTTAAAAAAGAAGTTGATAAAATCAACCAAGCAATTGCCACACAAGAACAAAAGGCACAAGAAGCATTGACTTCTTCTGGTGCTAGCGCCTCAGCAGTAGAGGCGATGAAGAAGTCATTAGAAGCTCTAAACAATCTACCTGCAACAGTAGACCAAAAGCTTGCAGATTACAAACAATCCACAGACGGACGCTTTGCTGATCTTGCTCAACAGTTTGCTGGTAAGGTTGAGTTTCAACGGGTACAAGAAACATCTAAACTCTATGAGCGTGTTTTAGGTTCTAGTGAAAACTCAGTAAGCGATAAAATAGCTAGGCTTGTAATGAGCAACGAGATATTCCAAACCGAGGTGAGATCTATCAGTAGTTCAGGCGGGCCTAATATGATCCGTAATTCAAGGATGGACGATGGCTTGAATTATTGGGAAGGCGAGAATCTGAAACGGTGGAGCCATTCGTTTTATTTTAACGAACAGAAGTATATGTTTATGCTTTTGCAAAAGTCTTGGCTTAAATCACCACGCTTTTTGCTTAAGAGAAACACGGGCTACAAATTAAACTTTTTCGGCTTTAATTCTGGTAACACAAAGTATTTAAAAATAGTTTTACGAAAACGCAAAAAAGGCGATACACAAGATTACACAGCTGAGGAAATTTTATTTAATGAAAGTTCGTGGCCAATCCTTAATACCTCGCAAGCCGTACACAAATCTTTAGGTTTTGATACCAAGGATTTTGACGAAGGTTATCTCTACATTGAAAACGGTGGGCCTAATAACGGAGCAGATAAATGGTCTGGTGTATTTCTAACTGAGTTCGACCTATACGAAGGAACGGCTGACCGTAAATGGCAACCAGCTCCAGAAGATTCTAAAACAAAGATCGATGCTGTCAGCACCAAGGTTACTCAGTTAGCTGGTTCATGGGCTGTTCAAAACCTGAACTCAAACGGTGATATTGTATCTCAGATTAATGCTGTAGGTAGTAACGTCCGTATTCAAGGGGAAGTTATCCACTTGAATGGTAAAACTCTGATTGATGATGCTATTATCAAAAGCAGTATGATCGCCAATATATCAGCGGATAAGATAACAGCAGGTACACTAGATGCTGGAATAGTAAACCTCATCAACCTAAACGCAAACAACATCGTCAGTGGTAAACTCCAAGGTTTAACCATGCGGGGCGGTATGATTGAATCTCTAAATGGAGAGTTGAGGATTGACTTGCAAAAAGGTATCTGGACATCAACTGGCGAGGAATCTGTTATCAGGCGGATTGAGGGCACAAGTTCTTCTCAGTTTATCAAACTGAAAAAGGGTGGGTTTATCTCAGAACATTTCAGAGACACAAACTCAGCTTTAATGATTTTTGGTACAAACCACGATAAAACAGAGAGACACGATAATGAAACTTTCGCAGGTATTCGGATATGGTCTGGTACAGGCGGAGGTTACAAAGAATCTCTTACTGAATTTGTCGGAGACCGTGTCCTTGTTTATAACAACGGTAAGTATCGTAGCCCTTGGAACTTCCACGGGAATACAGAAGACGGAAAGACTTACATCTTACCAATGAACCAGAATGGGGTGAAGCACTTCATCGGTCGTGGCGACTTCTTCCTTGAAGGTGTTTATTCTAAGAACTTCTTCTTAGGTGGAGGTGTGAGTGTTGGGGATTACCTTTGGGACTTGCTCACTTGTTTCGGGCAATTGGTACAAAATAATGTGGTTAAGGATGGAGCGAAAACGCACATCACAGGAGTTTTACGTAAAAGAGGTTACAAAATTTAATGAACACAACAGATAAGATTATCAATGAACTAGCTATCAAAATAGCCAATATGTCAGTAGAAAATGCAAACTTGAAAGCTCTTCTTGGCGAATCACAAGAAGCTTTAGAAGCTATCAACAAAGTGATGGAAGCTAATCCAGAACTGAAAGAACTATTTGACGAAGCAGAGAAAGGAATGTGATATGAAATTTAAAGTAGTAAATAAATATCTACGAGAAGCAAACAAAACCTTTGTAGCAATCCGATGCGACGATCCGTACACAGCATACGACCGTGTGTTGGAAGGAGACCGCATGGGCGAAAGCGATGAATCACTAATCGAAATTGTAAAGAGGATGGTTACAACAGAGTTAGATCCGACAAGTGCCATCACAGACATGCAACAAAAATTGGATATGACATCTAAGCAGACTGACGAAAATACAGAAGTGACAGAACGCTTGGACAAGTTGCAAACAATCTTTATTGATTACACCATTTCAAATGGCAATATGCCTTTGAGCACCTACCAAGCTATCTCTAAGATATTGCCAACGATGAAAGATAAGAAACGGTATCACACAGGAGATATTGTCCAAGCTAAATACCCATACGACACCAACCCTAAATACCCTAAAGATTCACCAGTCATCTTGAAGTTTATCGACAATTGGAACTACAACGGAGAAGAAGTTCAAGTATTGATCCAACGTGGAGCGGTTTCAATTATCATGCCAAACATTCAAGGTGGTGGTGTAGCATGATTCATTTTACACCAGAAGACATTAGCATGATGATTGGCTTTGTCGGTGTCTGCTTAGGTATTTACGGAAACTTTAAAGGGGCGATTATAGCCCAAGAAAAACGCATGGTGATTATTGAGAAAGATGTTGAGAATCTAAGAGAATTTAAAAGCTCTGCAAACAAACGCTTAGATAATCACGATGAACAGAACAAGGCTATTTTGGTTTTGGCGGAACAAGTTAAGGTATTGAGCGAAGACGTAAGAGAGCTTAAAACCTTAATCACTAGCACTAGCAATCGATAAAACAAGAAAAGAGGAAAAAATAATATGAAAACATTCGCTAAAAAATTAGGTATCAAAGTAATCAAAACAATGTCTCAGGCAGCACTTGGTGTAATCGGATCTTCAGCTTTATTGACAGAAGTAAACTGGGCTGTGGTAGCTTCAACAATTGCACTTTCAGGCCTGACTTGTGTATTGATGAACCTTTCCGAACTTAAAGAAGACTAATAAAAAGGAGGCGGTCTTTTGACTACTCAAAAGCAATTACTAGATACGCTAAACAGCATAGTCAATCAACGCTTAACCGTTCCGACGAATCCTTATGGAGGTTAAATATTGGCTTCCTAATCCTGAGAATTGCTGGAACCCCCTTAAGCTATCAGAACTACAACGGAGCTAATAATAGCAAACGTGACAGTTTGAAAATCTGATAGATTGGGAAATCAGCAGCCGAGCCACCTTGGTAAAAGAGGTGGAAGGTTCAACGACTAAGAGCCGTCAACTGACGGACAGCACAGGACAGTGAAACAAACGCCACACAAATTACCCCATATATGATATAATAGAAGTATCAGAATATGCGAGGTGAAATTATGTTTCAAAAAAAGCATGGGATGCACGGCACAGCAGTATATAACGCTTGGCGAGGAATGAAGAAGAGGTGTTATAGCAAGTCTTATCAACACTTTGATCTTTACGGCGGTCGAGGAATAACCGTGTGTGAAGAATGGCGAGAGGATTTCTTGGCGTTCTACAAAGACATGGGAGAGCCTCCTACGCCGAAACATCAACTAGATAGAATTGACAACGACGGTAACTACACTAAAGAGAATTGTCGTTGGGTAACAAGCCAAGAAAACTGTAGAAACAGAAATTTCCATATCGGAAAATCGGGTTTTCGAGGGGTATCATTAAGGCAAAATGGTAAGTATCAAGCTTATTTCAATATTGACCGTAATAACAGAGTAAACCTCGGAACTTTTGATACGGCTGAAGAAGCTCACAATGCTAGAACACAAGCAATAATGAAACATAACGAAGAAAATAACGACAACTTAAGAGTTTACTGAAGATATAGTCTGAACTGCTAGGAAACTAGCAGAGTACCACTTATTAAGCCTTGCTAGAAATAGACAAGGTGGAGGGGTGGCACGCAACATTTTGCAATGTGTTGCTGCAATTGATAACATATTACAGTATCAAGGATTGTATAATCTCAATTTCAGTTACTTAAACGCCATAGACGGGCTTGACAGAGCTTCTCTGTTGGGGCTAAAGGTGACATACTTCAACGGATCTAACAATCCGCCTGTCGGCTCTGTATTCGTTTCTGATTGTTCTCCATACCATCCATTCGGGCATATCGGATTTGTGGTAGCAGAACACGAAGACGGAACGATTACAACCATTGAGCAGAACATCGACGGTAATGCTGATGCTCTGTACAATGGCGGATGGGTTCGTAGAGTTCGTAGAAACCTATCAAGCGACGGAACATTTAGTTACGTTGATTGGAACGCACCAAGCCAACGCATGGTTGGTTGGTTTGAGTTGCCTTTCACACAATCCAGCAGCCCTGCTGCAAGCAATTTCCACGGAGGACAAAACATGACATTTACCATCTACTTTGCCGAAGACATTGACAATCGCTTTAAAAAGGGTCAGGTATGGCTCTGCGAAACCGCTCGCGGCGTGTACTATCATATCCGCAATGAGGAGGAACTCAAGTATATCAACGAGGCTCACAAAGGCAGTACTGGCCGTGACCTGTACCAATTTACCAGCTCACGTAAAGCGCCAGTCCACATTCGGCTAATTGAGGGGATGCGCCTGAAACAGATCTAACCAATACTGACTAAAACAACACTTAGAAATTAAATACAACAAAAATAGAAATATTAAAATTTAATTCACCCCTACTAGCTCAATGCTGGTAGGGCTTTTTTCTTTACAACAGACATTTTATAAAATGTCCTTTTTAATAAAATATAAGGGGCAAAAAGGGGGCATAAGTTTAAAACTTTTGTGTTTTTATAGTAGAAATAGAAATAGGTTTACTGCTTATATATGCTTATTTTGCAATGTTTTCTTCTATTATATATCTTTAGATAATCTGTAGTGCAGACTCGTACAGTTCGCTAAACAAATATATAAAACCAATGATTCTCTTGTAATCATTGG